CTAACCCCCCGGTGCACCGCACCTATTAGAAAGGCCATTCCCATTGACCACCCCGATTCCACAGCAAGACCAGCGTCTCGCTGCACTCCGAGAGCTCCGCAAGAGGGAGCAACTCTCGGTCTACAAAGATGACTTCGCTTTGTTTGCCAAAGAGCAGATCAAAGTGTTACCGAAAGATGCCCGCCAGGGGTTCCAACCTTTTGTTCTTAACGATGCCCAGCAGTATGTAAATACCGAAATAGAGCGGCAACGTAAGGACACCGGGATGGTCCGCGCTATTATCCTCAAGAGTAGGCAGCAAGGTATTTCTACCTATGCTACTGCCAGGGTATACTGGCTGAGCTATTTCAATTCGCACAACAAGTCAGTTGTGATGGCGCATGATGGCCCCACGGCTGATGCCTTATTCACGATGTCGAGGAACGTTATTGACAACATGACACCTGAGTTCAAGCCTTCTTTTAAGAAGTCTAATGCTAAGGAGATCATGTTCGAGCATAATGACTCCGGGTACAGGTTGTTCACAGCTGGTTCACCGGAGGCTGGACGGGGGATGACCCCGACGATTGCACACCTCTCGGAGGTCGCCTTTTGGCCGCATGACGAGAAGATCTTAGCTGGACTGTACAACGGTATTTCGCAGTCTCCAGGCACTGAAGTGATCATGGAGTCCACTGCTAATGGTATGGGCAATGAGTTTCATCGGCTATGGTTAGGCGCGGTTGAAGGTACGAACGAGTACCTCCCCATTTTCATTCCATGGTTTAAGACGATAGAATATCGCCGGAAAGCCCCGGAAGGGTTCGAGACCGGTCCAGATGAGAAGATCCTAAAAGTCAGGTTTGATGTTGATGATGACCAGTTGTACTGGCGTAGGTTGAAGATTGGTGAGGGTGGCCCGGTGAAGTTTCAGCAAGAGTATCCGTCCACCTGGCAGGAAGCCTTTCTTGTCTCAGGTGCTAACGTGTTCAACCTTGAGAAGCTGTCTACGCTCGTGCCTCAACCGATCTTAGCCAAGCGTGAGTTCAACATGGAGTCGAAGATGTTCGATGATAATCGGCATGGCAACATCGAGGTCTACAAATATCCGAAGACAGAAGAGGCGTATGCACTCGGTGCCGACGTAGCGCTGGGGGTAGGCAAGGACTCATCGGCGGTGGTAGTGATGAATGCCAAGAAAGAGGTCTGTGCCGTCTTCAGGGACAACCTGATTGATCCATCAGCCTTCGGTGATCTGATCTTCTATCTTGGCCGGTACTACAACAATGCTCTGGCAGCTGTAGAGTCGAATTCGATGGGCATCGCCACTCTGAATCGGTTGTCTCAGCTGCGGTACACCAATCTGTATTCTCAGACGAAGGCAGCTAATGTATCCAAAGAAGAGGGTACCCGGCTCGGGTGGCGGACTACGTCATCCTCAAAGCCTATGATCATCGGATTCCTGAAGTCGGCTATCGAAAATGACGAAGTCTGGATTCCTTCCAAGACTATGATCAATGAGTTGATGAGCTACACAGCTGACAACTCTGGTAAGACGAACGCTTCGGCTGGATCCAATGATGATACTGTGATTGCCCTCGCGATCGCTGTTGAAGTGATCCGCACACACGCTGACCGGATGGTCACCACCAACGTTACCTTCGCCCAAAAGATGGGCCAATTCAAGGAAGTGAATACAACATGGCTCTAGACCTCAAGCTCACCCAAGAGCAACAGAAACAAATGACCGGGTTTATGAAACCACGGCAAGAAACCAAACCGATGAACTCTAAGGAGAAAATCGGTGATAAGTCTCCCCGAACACTACCTATCCGTGGGCGATAATAGAAAGAATAACATGCATAAATCAGTATCCTGCCCCTCCTGCACCCATAAGTTTGACGTTCCGGAAGACCAAGTCACCAACGTATGTCAAAACTGTGGTGTCATCTTCAGTGATAAAGCTGTCAGCGTAGATGCCCAAGAGATCTCAGAAGAAGATGTCGGCTCGGTTGATGGCCTCTTCGACGACGAATAAAGAATTCCCTTGTGTCTAGTCGGTGGCCACTGCTGATGGAAACTCAGTGGTAAACTTGGATGGAGTAACGTTACTTTCTGAAAGGCAGGTGATCCTATCTCGCACTCTGTTGCGTAATGCAGAGCGTGTTTTAAAGCAGCAGATACGTAAGTCTGCCCAGTATTTGTAAGCTGGAACGGATAACTATGCAACTAAGGAGGTTGCCCCGGCTGTAACCCGGTCGCCGAAAGGCTCTGATGGCTCGATACCATCGTTATCCACCAAGATTTATAGCCATTGTTGGCTTTGACTGACTGATTGAAAGGTAACAATGGCAAACAAAGAGATTGAAAAGGTGAGCGACAGCGAACTCATCGCGATGGTCGAGCAAGGAGTCATGAACTCCGTTGGTGATTTCCTCAACAGCGCTGACATGGCGCGTGAACGTCAGAAGGCCACCTACGAGTACGGTATGCTACCACAGGGGCATCTGGTGCCTCAGGGTGTCTCACAGATTGTGTCGTCTGATACGGTTGAAGCGGTTGAAGGCTACGCGGCTATCATTGCTGAACTTATGTTCAACAACAATAAGATCGCTAGGTTCATCCCAGCTGGCAAGAAACCGACTGACTACCACAATGCTAAGGTAGCCTCTGACCTCGTAAACTACACCATCTTCAAGCAGAACCGAGGGTGGGAGCTCCTGAATACTTGGGTCAAGGCTGCTCTTCTGTGGAAGAACTCCATTATCCGCTGGGAATTCGTAGAAGACTACGAGACAACCTTTGAGGAATACGATGAGATCTCTCAGGACAACCTAGACGTTTTGCTCTCCGAGAAAAACGTCGAAGTTATCGGCAAGCTAGAGTTTGAAGAGAAGCTTGAGACGGATGATGTCACCGGCGAAACAGGGTATGTCGTCAGCTACATCAACGTTCGTCTGACGCGTCGAGTAGACAAGACCCGTATCCAGATCAAGACGGTACACCCTGAATCATTCCGGATCACGCGGGATGCTCACAACCTAGATGACGCAGCTTTTGTTGGTATCCAGATCGACATGACCCGATCGGAGGTACGTAAGTGGTGGCCCGATGTGGCCTCCAAGATCGACTGGGATAAGCTTGGTGATGGGTCTGTGGATTGGGCCACTAAGTACACTGAGGAGCAGGCTGCTCGGAAGAGGCTTGTTGGTGAGGAGTACTGGTTGGGTGGCAATGCCCGCGACATCTTTGTCCAAGAAGCTAATCAGCAGCTGACCGTTATTGAATGCTGGGTCCGGGTCGATCGAGACGGTGATGGTATCGCCGAATTGAAACACCTTATCGTGGCGGGTGGCACTATCCTCGTCGAGGAAGATGTAGAATACATCCCGCTGGCGTCCCTCTGTCCATTCGAAGTACCTCATGAATTCCACGGGTTGTCTGTAGCAGATATGATCCGACCCGCGACACTGGCTACAACGGCAATCCTGCGTGGCTTTGTTGAGAATGTGTACCTGACAAACTATTCGCCAAAGTTGGCTGATCCGAACGTAGTAGACTTCTCTGCCCTGCAGAATATGAAGCCCAAGCAGATCATCGCCACCAATGGCAACCCCAATGGAGCAGTAGCGGCGCTTACCCCTGACACAATCAGCCAAGGTACGGTGCCTCTGTTAGAGATGCTTCAGCTTCACAAAGAGCAGGCCACCGGGATGTCAAAAGCAGCCCAAGGCTTGAACGATACCTTGTACGTGTCGGGCAACTCTGAAGAGAAGATGCAGCGGGCTATGTCCGCAGCGCAGGTACGTATCCAATTTATGGCCCGTCGATTTGCTGAAACCGGGTTCAAGAGACTCGTCGAAGGCGTCTATCGCGACCTCCGAGCCAAGCTCCGTGGTCGTACTGTTGGTTACCATGACCACAACGACTTCTACAAAGATATCGATCCGGGTACCCTTCCTGACAACATGCTGATGTACATCGACGCTGATGTCGGTGAGAATGGCAACTCGTCGATGGTCAAAAAGATGACGCTCGTAGGCACACAGCTGCTCCCTGCCTTGAAAGCTGCTGGGGCCGGTGGCGCTGTCAACCCGATGGCCGCTATTTTGATCGCTTGCAAGACGCTCGACGCGCTCGACCTCGACCCGCTGGACTACCTGGTGGACTATACCACTGAAGATTTCCAGAAGCAGGCGCAGAAGTCCCGTGAGGGGGAAGTTGAGTCTCAAGCTAAGCTGCAACAGCTGCAGGAACAGCTTGCAAAGATAGACCTAGAACAGAAGCAAGCAACTGTGGAGTTCACACGGATTCAGGCAATGAACAGTGTTAGCGACAACGTTAAACAAACGGCTGTTGCCTTGGATAAGTCTGCGCAAGAGCGGGCAAAGCTACACATTGCTGCTGCCAAAGAGGGCGTTGAACTCCCACCAATGATGTCTATGGAGGAGATTCTCGTAATCGCTAAGCGTTTCGTTGAAGCAGCAATGCTTCCCAAGCAAGAGCCAGAGGCACCAAGCGGCGGAACACCAGCTGCATTACCGCAGCAACAGCAGTAACAAATACGGACGAAAAGTAAATGGATCAATACAAAGACAGTTTCCACAAGCGGGTGAAACCACGAATGGACCATGAAAGCAACGAATACAAAGTCACACCATTCAAGGACGCTCAGTCGGCCTTGGGGCAGACCCAGTTCGCTTCCCGAGAACGCGAACAGTTCTTCGGTGAAGCGTACGGCGAGATCCTGTCAGACCTCTTTGTTGCTTGGTTAAAGTCTGAACCGCATTGTGTCAAAGAGCGAGAGTACTTCTACCACACAGCTATGGCCCTCGGGTCTGTGAAAGAGAAGCTCGCTAGCATTGAGATGTACGGAGCTAACCAAAAGTTTATCAATCAAAAAGCATCAGATGATGCAGATGGGAACGTATGAATGAAGCAATGACTGTGCTGATCCGAGCACGAGACGAACTTATCCTGGAAATTGCACGCTGCGGCCAGAATGGAGGGACCGGTCGAGTACAAAACTACTCACCGATCCTGAACAACATTCAACGGTCGATCGAGGTTATCGAGTCGATGGAAGACGCGCAAGATGCCGAAGTGGCACAACACCGCGCCGACTTTGGAGCCAAGATGGTAGCAGCACGGGCAGCTAAGAAAGCTTCCCGCCAATCAGAGCAATCTGCTTAACAGACACAAGGACAACAACATATGGCCACGACTCTCTCTACTTCTACACCAGCATCGACCATTTCGAGTGCTGACTTTGCTAGAAGCGACGGACAAATAGGCGGTGAGACAGATGTTCCCAGCATGGATGACATTCTTCGCAACAGCCCAGCAGCTAAACTGCTCGGTCTCAAAGAAGAAGCTCAAACCGAAGATGCTGAGGATGCCCTGACTCAGGACGAAGAATCGGAAGGCGCAGACCCTGCTTCCGAAGACGAGTCTGAAAACGAGACAGATTCAAAGGACGACGAAGAGGAAGTAACCGAGAAGGATGACGAAGAGTCTACCCCGGAAGGTGAACTGCCCTCTGAAGAGGAAATTGAATGGACGTACAAGATCCCCGTAAAGATCGACGGTAAGGAACAACACCTGACCCTCGAAGAGGTACGGAAGGGTTATGCTACGGCCCAGCACCTGTCGGCAGAAGGGCGAAAACTTGGCGAATTGAAGAAGCAAGTTGAAACAGAACGAACAGAAAAGCTGCAAGAGGTTATCCAGCTTGGGTCTATCCTGAATCAGGAGATGACCCGTGCCGAGGATGCCCTCCAAACGGAGTACAACAAAATCACTGCCGAAATCGATAAGGCTCGTGATGATGGTGACACCTATGCAGCGAGAGAGCTGAAGGATAAGCGAGAAGGCGTACAAGAACAGTACTGGAAAACTCGGAATAACCGCGAAGCGGGCGCTAAAGCCATCGCTGAGCAGTGGCAGAGCCAGCAACAGGAGCAACAAAAGGAACAACTCAAGAAGTTCCACGCGGAAGTCAAGGACAAAATCCCCGACTTC